AGTTCCAGTTTCTTTTATATGACTGTTTGTTCCAGAGTGATATATTTGCATATCACCCCCAGATGCTGAACCTATTTCTAGTTGTACATTATCACCTAATATTAAATCGCCAGTCATTGTACCGCCGGCTAATGGTAATTTACCAGCTAGTGATGTTGTGATTGTACCAGAGAAGTTTGCATCATCTCCAAGAGCTGCCGCTAATTCATTTAAAGTATTTAACGCAGTTGGCGCACTATCATTTAAATTAGCAATTGCTGTGGTAACATAAGCTGTTGTAGCGAGTTTAGTACTATTATCTGATGCTGATTGAGTTGTTGCTGCTTGTGCACTTGGTAAGGTTAAAGTTTTACCAGATAAATCTAGTGTAGCATGTAATTTGGCATCAGTAACTGCAGCTGAAGATATTTGATCAGCTGTAATTGCATTATTTGCTATTACGTGTTGTGTTACTTTTGTATTTGCCATATTAGTATTTTTACCCTATATCATTCAGGTGTTGAATTATCTGATGTAACTTCTTCAACAATATTTAAAGTATATGCTTGTGTAACCTGTGCATCTTCTCCTGTTGCAATTGTAATATCATTTGCATTACAGTGTTCAACTAGTTTTGCAATAATATCTTTTTTAGCTATTCTTGCTCTATTTATTGTTGCATTTGTTACCCATTCATCTATATCAACCATAACAGTTTTAAGAGATTTTACCTCTGTATCTGTAAGTGTTATTGTATAATCTGCCATTTTTTCCTCCTATCCTATTAACATTCCACTAAAAGAACCATACGCGGTACCATAAGTAGCCCATTGTCCTGCGTTATAAACTCGTATATTATCCTGGAATGCCATGTATATGTTGGCAGACATACCTAAACCAAAATAGGAAGGCTGACCAGCTACATACGTTAAATTATCTCCATATGATTCCATGTTACTACCAACATTATTGACTCTAAATAAGACTCTACCATATTCATTATTCCCTGGGTTCATTAATACATACACATGAAATTGGTAAACTCCCGCAACTGGTGCTGTAAATATTCCCGTAGAAGCATCATAATTTGAACCAGTATCATGCCTTTCACTACCAAAAATGATTGTATTATCACCAGATGTAACTGCGGGTGATTTTGCATTAAATGAAGCTTGATTTGGTTTAGTAACATTACCAGTAGAACTTATAACCATCCTTTCTGTATTAGTACCACCACTTGGTCTTGTTGAAAATGCTAAGTCACCATAAGTAGCACCTTTATATTTTGCTCTTATACCTGCTATTGGATTTTCGCCATTTGCTCCAAAAGCTAATCTTCCACCTGTATCGGTTGTAGTACCTGACTGTGATATTAATAAATGCCCCCAATTAGCATCGTTAGTTGCTCCACCTTGTATATAAGCAATTGTTCCATAAGGTGAACCACTACTCCAACCAGTATCTTCTACATGAAGTTTTGCAAATGGACTCATATCTCCAATTCCAACATTTCCAAGTTGGTCTATTCTAACTACCTCGTTTGCATCATCAGAACCTGTTCCTGAACCGTGTACAAAGAATGCTAAACCTGTACTGTCGTTATCGGATCCTCCATCATTAACAGCTGCAATTGCGCTAGAACCATTTCCCCCTGCAGAAAAAGATATTGCTCCACCAAATTGCCCTAGAGTTGCAGCGGAATCAGGACTTACATGAATGCCTCCCAAAGCTTTACCAGAGTTTGTGTTTACATATTTAGAACCGCTTACTTCTAATAGCCCCATTGTAGGGCTCATAGTTCCAATTCCAACATTGCCTGTATGACCTATAGTCATTCTAGTAGTAGGAGTATTTGAACCATTATTAGTTTTGAAATTTAATTGGTGCGAGTTACCAGTACCAGTTGATATACCTTCTATAACTGTACCTCTTACAAGAGGGTCATTTTCACAACCACTTAATATTAACCTTGCACCAGACCCATCTGTTGAGTTAACCCCACCGGCTGCAATAATCGTGTTATATACCGTGCCATTTGCTCTACCACCTACAACATGCAATTTTGCTAAAGGAGCAGTTTCATTGATACCAACTTGTCCATTATTGTCTTGGACTAAACCAGTTGTAAAAGTGTTGGCTGCATTTTTTGTAATAAAACGCATTGTTGTACCTGCACCATCTCCAACATTTGCAACAAAATCAGCATAACGCATATATTCGTTACCTGAACCACCAATAGCATAGTAATGATTTAAAATTAATCCAGAATCATCTCCATTATGTGTGTATGTTCTAAGTCCAGGTGAAGCTCCTTCAGTATCAGCAACAACAAACTGATTGCCTGAATTGTTATTGTCTTTTCTAACTGATAAAAATGCATTTGGAGATGCATTTCCAATTCCAACCCTATTATTAGTAGAATTAACGACTAAAGTAGTAGTATCAACGGTCAAGTCCCCAGTAACGTTTAACGCTGGAACTGCCGATGTATCTAATAATCTTGCTGGTAATTTTGTATTTGCCATATTACTATTTATCCTTCCAGTGTAGCTATTCTAGCTTCTGCTGCTTCTAATTTTGTTTTTAATTCTTTTATTGCTTCAATTAAGAATGGTGTAATTCTACTATAATCCATTGAATAATAACTATCATCACTTTCTCTAGTTTCTTCTGGTGATAATGGATCATCATTTAATTGTGGTAATTCAGAATCTACTTCTAGCATATTTTGGGCTAAAACTCCAAATTGTTTTCCAGTACTATTACCACCTCTTTTTTCTGCATCTTTCCATTTAAATGTAACACCATTCATTTTTGCTACATCATCTAAAGCTCCTGTTAAAGGACTTATTTCTTCTTTTAATCTTTCATCTGAATATGTATGGAATCCACCAGAAGCTTGACATTGAGTATTAAAGTAATATATTCCTCTATCAGTAGTGAAATGAGCGTATGAAGCGTTATGGCATCCTACGCCCCAATTTCCATGGGTAGTTTGAGAGTTAAGAGTGTAAGATGCACTGGTACTACTAGTACCTGAATAGATATCTCCATTAGAATAAAGATGACCACCACTCATTCTAACTCTTTGAGCACCACCTGTATAAAAACCTATTTCATTAGCAGCATATTCTGTGATATAAGTATCACCTTCACCGTCTAAATAGAATTTTCTTGTTGCACCAATAGCTAAATCACCAGCATTGTTCATAAAGATTTCTCTATTGGCAACACCTTTACCGTAACCAGTATAGAATTTCATCTTGTTAGTATCACTATCGTCTAAGTATATTCCTCTACCATTAAGAGCTGTACCAAACCTAACTTCAGCATCATTACCTGAGCCTGAAGCCGTAAGATTTATAAGAGCAGCTGCGTTATTCGGAATAACATGGAATGTTCCAGCTGCATCAAAGTCCCATTTATGTCCACCTGAATCTAGTGTAGCACCTGCTCTGATTCTAAAAGGTCCAGCTTCTGAATCATTTCTATATCCTAGAGAATATTTAACTGTATCACTAGAATTCATGAAGTTAAGCATAGCTGAAGCTGTATTTGTAGCTTTAATTTTTACATATGTATCAAATGATTCGCCGAACTGAACTACAGTAGATGCTCCGCTTCCAGCATCTACGTGAAATAGTTCTTGTGGATCAGCTCTTGGTCCAATACCAACTCGTCCATTAGCTTGTATACGCATGCGTTCTGCGCCAGAAGTAGTAAAAACAACTGGATAAGCATGAGGAGTTCCAAGTGCAAAAGCATCGTCGGGCATTCCATTTATTGCACTTCCACTAAAATTAGAAAGCATTCTAAATGTTGCTGACCCATAAGCATCAATATCGAGTGCTCCAAATCCACCATTATCTTCATGGCTTATTTGTATTCTTGGACCAGTTGATGTTGACGTACCAACATGAATTGGAGTACCAGGATTAGTTTGGCCTGCAAAACCTACATTACCACTAGCATCAATACGCATGCGTTCTGTACTACCATCGGCATGCATGAACTTAATACCATCTGCACCATTTAAAGACTCCATGTAGAATCTTCCGGCTCCAGCTTCAAACCAACCTATTCTTGATGATCCACTTGAAGCTCTCATTGCTATTATAGTTCCTGTTCCACCAACTGTTAAGTTTCCATAACCAGAAGCAGCTTGGTTAATTCCAAGATCTCCTGTTAATGTACCACCAGCTAATGGTAATTTTGTAGCAATAGAGGTAGTAACTGTAGTTGAGAAACTAGCATCATCACCTAATGCTGCGGCTAATTCGTTAAGAGTATTTAATGTTCCTGGAGATGAATCTACTAACGCACTAATTGCAGCATCTGTATAAGCTGTTGTTGCGATTTTTGTAGAGTTGTCTGATGCTGATTGTGTTGTTGCAGTTGTAGCACTGGCTAATGAACCACTTAATGCACCCGTGATCACACCAGAAGATGAGATACGCTCAGTACCTGCTACTTCCAGACCATTTTTTATTCTAAAATTGTGTTGTGTTGCCATTTACGATTTCACTCTCCATCGTTTATTATATATCTATTTATACACTTATTGCATTTGATATCACTTTAATTGTTGAACTTGCATTGCTTCCCATTGTTACTTGTAATAACATATTACCACTTGTAATAGTTGCATCGAATGTTGCAAGAGAAGATCCAGTAAATACTGTTCCATATTCGGTTAAGGATACTGTTGTTCCATCATGTATTGCAGTTAATTCAGTTGTATGATATGCTGAACCTTGTGTTACTTGCACTTGATATTTAACTGTTCTATATGTAGCAATTGCATGTGTAGCCACAGTTGTAGCAGATGTTGAACTAATAGAAGTACTATCAGATCTTACATAAGAATTACCAACTATGAAGTTAGAATTACCATCCCATGATGGTGCACCAGTACTTAATTTAGCTGGCGTAACTGTTGCATCACTTGGTGTTCCTATTCCATTTACTGAAGGTATATGAACTTCAATTGCTGTAGATGCTGGTGGTACGTTACTTGATCCAAAGTCTAATGTAGTTCCACTAACTGTATATTGATCATGATGTTGATATACACCATCCCAATATACTTGGATATAATTTTCATTTGGTGGTGCAAATGGTAGAGTATATGAATAAGCTGAACCGTTACCAGTTTCAGTATGAATCGTAGGAGATGTTCCAACTATTCCTGAACCAACATGATGTACAACAACTTCTTGTCCTGCAACTATACCAGAATCAAATGTTAATGTTGTTCCACTTAATGCATATGAATTCTTATTCTGATATACACCTTCAATGAAACATATTAATTCATTTTCTGAACTAGGTGTTACTGATAATGTATATGCTAATAAAGCTGAACCAGAACCTGATGCAGTAAAGAAGTCTGTTGTAAAGACTGAACCTGATCCACCTGATATTGTAACCTTATCGTTACTAGCATCTGTTGTTAATACTATACCTGCACCAGCTTCAAATGTTAATGTATCGTTTTCTTGTTCTGCAACTACATTGGATTGTCCACTAACTGCGATAGTTCCGAATGAATCTCCGCCACCGCCAATTTTACCCCATGCACCTGCTGCATATCCTTCAAACTCTGATGTAGTTGTATTATATCTTAATTGTCCTAAAGCTGCTGTTGGTCTTTGTGCTGTTGTACCATTTGGAACTCTTACTGCATCTGTTTTAGAACCAACATCTAAAGTAACTGCAGGTGATGAAGTTCCTATACCAACGTTTCCATCAGGATTAATTCGCATATGTATAGCATCTGTTTCACCTAAATTAATTGGGTCACCAACAGTTGACCTAATATTAAATCCACCACCTTGATAATTAATATAACCTCTATCAGTATTTACGCTTCTTTCAATAACTAATCCTTGAGTTACACTATTATCTACAGAAGTTTTTATATGTAATCTTGAAGCAGGTGAAGTTGTACCAACACCGACATTCTGTGAAGTATCTAATACCATAGTGGTTGCATTACCACTCATTAATTGTGTTTTCTGGTCAGCTGAAGCATGGAAGTGCGTTGCACCACCAGCTTTTAATTTAATATCATTTGTATCAAATACGATTTCTGTATCTGTATCACCAACATGTTCTATTACATCAGCAACTTGTAAAGAGCCAGTTAATGTTAAATCTTGTTGAGCTGTTATAGCACCAACCATAGCAACGGTTTCTATAATTGCACCACTTGCAGGTGCTGTGTCCATTGTTAATGTTGTGCCGGAAGTTGTATAATCAGTTTTCTGTTGGTATACACCATCAATATAAACTAATAAATTGTTTTCACTTTGTGGTGCTGTCGTCACCGTAAATGCAGTTGTTGATCCATCACCAGTAAATTGGTTAACTACAGAATTACCAGTTCCTATTGTTCTATAATAAGCAACTATTTCTACAACGTTACCTGAAGCAATTGCATTTACAAATGTAATTGTAGATGTATTTGTTTCTGCGTAATCTGTTGTTAGTTTTTGTAATACACCATTTAGGTATACTTGTACAGCTCCAATAGTATAACTTAATGATTGTGAATTATCATCGTTACCTGTAAATGCTGTTGTACTCGATGATGTAGTATAAACAAATCTTTTCAGTATATCAGAAGCAGCTGCACCACTACCACTTCCTGGTATTGTAATTGTTTTAGTAGCGCCTGACCCAGTAGCTGTAACTCCAGAACCTACAAAGTTTAATGTAGTTGCTGCAGTAGATAATGATGAACCTTCTTCTTGTACTGTGACTTCACCACCTGAAGAAGCAATTGTAAGTGTATCTGTTCCAGGAGCAGTTGTTAATGTTATATTTGAACCAGCTGCAAATGTAAGTGTATCAGTAGCAGCATCAGCAACTATATTTGATTGACCACTAACTGCAATATTTTTAAATGCTTCAGAAACTGATCCACCACCACCGCCTGATACTGTAGCAAAACTTAATGTACCAGAACCATCTGTTTGTAATACTTGTCCACTTGAACCATCTGATGTTGGTAATGTATAAGCACCATTTACATTTACTGTTCCAGTTGTTTGAACTCCAGTAGATGTTGTTTCAATCTTTTTACTTCCATTATGGTATAACTCAACAGCTCCACCATTAATGAATTTTGCCATTTCTGTGGAATCATTATTATCTCTAATAACAACATCATCTTCAGCTAATATTTTTATATCATCTGAATCATTTCTAATAATTAAATCACCACTGGTATTTTGTATAGAACTATTTGTACCGTCATGGAAAATTCTTAAATCTGCCCCAGCTCCAAGATATAATGTACCACCATCACTATTTAAAGAAACATTACCAGTGGCAGTAATGTCTGCTACATCTATTCCACCTGTAACATTAATACCAGCCGCATCTGTGGCTAGTTTTAGGGCGTTATCATAGTAAAGTTCTACTTCAGCATTATCTTTAAATCTTGCTTTAAATTCGTTTGCATCTGGATTAAGAATATCTACTGATTGACCAGCAATTCTTAAGTTACCTGTACCACCATCTTTTATATAACTATTAGAACCATCATGGTAAATTTGTAAATCATTACCATCACCTGCAACCATTTTAACATTGTCTGGTAATTCGAATTGACCAAACATTCTTAATGGGTGAGAGAATATAAACTTATCGTCTGAAGCTCTCCAAGTTAAAGAAGCATCTGTTGATGCATCAACAGCATCTTGAATTGTTATACCTGCACCATCTGCAGTAGAAGATGTATCTCCTGAACCATAGTTAAGAGTTATATTTTTATCTTCTACATCTAATGTTGCTGTATTTAAAGTTGTTGTTGTACCTTCAACAGTTAAGTTTCCAGGTATTGTAACTCCTGTACTTGTTATGTTTATGTACGAGTTACCACTACTGTTTTTAATTGCTATAGCATTTGTTCCAGCTTCTAAATAATGTGAATTATAAGCAAATGTTAATCTAGAACCAACTGTTGTATTACCAAAAGTTGGAGTTGCTGATGTTCCTACATCTTGACCAATACTTATTGCACCGTTAGATATTCCCACACCCGTACCCGCGGAGATGTGCGCTCGTACTTCAGAAGCAGAAGGACCTGTATATGTGATTACACCCGTTGAACTATTATATGCTAATGAACCATCACCACCAGCATCTGTAACTGATATAGCAGCTCTTGCATCAGAATCTGCATATTGTGTGATAGTAGTTGAAATAGCACCTGTACCAGAATTATATGATATACCAGTACCTGCTGATATAGCAGATCTTGCAAGTGCATTTGTAAAATAAAGATTTGTTGAACCAACTGTTAAATCATCAGTATCAAATCCGGTAAAGTTTCTAGTATTAAAACTTGCAGAATTACCCATGTATCCATGAGCTGAACATTGGTAATGTAATACCATTGGAGTAGCAGCTGTTGCAATAATTTGTGTATATGCACCAGAAGATCCAGGCGTACCGTTAGTAGTAACACCAGTAGTATAAGCAGTTGTTTTATCTGCTTCGTAATAAAATCTAAATGGATGACCAGAGTTCGAACCATCTGATTGATCGAATCTGTAAGTATTGCCAGGAACTAAATTTAAATGAGGCGATTCAATACCATTAATATTGTAACCCGAACTTGAACCAGATCCATGATGTATATGATCTGCAGTTTTAGTTACAACTTTAACTATAAGAGTTTGAGTATTATTTTTTCTTATTTTAAAATAAGAATCTGTAGATGAACCAACTTGAACAACAGAATCTAAACTGCCTTCAGTAGTCTTAGCATAAATTTTACCATCATAGGTATTTAACGCTAACTCACCGAGATCTAGATTACTAGTAGTTGGAATAGCACCAGCAGAAGCTGAACGCCTTAATTGTATATTTGTCTTTCTGGCCAATTTTGGCTCCTATTCAATCCCTATATAGGGCTTTATTAAAATCTATAGCCAGTATATACTGGCTTTTATATATTTATATTAGTAAGTTCCGCCGTCTATTACAGCACTTACTACAGGAACTCCACTAGCATTATATTGTACTAAGTTACCTGTTGTACTCAGTGAACTAGTTAAATAAGATAGTGCAGTACCACCAGCATTTGAGATAACAACTGCGTCTCCAGTAAATGAACTTACGCCAGTACCACCATGAGCAACTGCTAAATCAGTTGTTAAGGTTAAACTAGCTGCACTTGCTGCGCCTGTAACTGTTAATATATCATCAATGGTAGTTGTACCACCAGCTGAATCTATAGTTAAATTACCTGATGAAGTATCTATTTCATTATCACCAGTAATACCAACTTGGATATTACCTAAATAAGCTCCACCGAATTGTGCATTTCCCCACGGTGATGAAGCATTGTCTCCACCTGATAAATCTTCGTCTCCAGTAAATGAGAATCTTTGAGTTTGTATATCAAATCCAAAGAAACCATCTTTAACTGCTGAACCATCATGCCATTTGAATCTAATACCACGATCAAGACCATCAGCTGAAGCTGTATCTTTTGCTAATTCTAATACTGGATCAGCTAAAGTAACTACTGTTGAATCAACAGTTGTTGTTGTACCTTGAACTGTTAAGTTTCTTCCAACAATTAAGTCACCGCCTGTAGTAACTGTATCTGTAAGTTGATTACCAAGTACTGTATTACCATTAACCTGTAAGTCTGTAGTTACTGTTAAATCATTTCCAATAGTTACATCATTTGGTAAACCAATTGTTACTTTATTATTAGATACAACAACTGTAGTTTCTGCAGCTGTATCTGAGAATGTAAATGTATCTGAAAGTAAATTAACTGCATCAGTATTTGAATTATCATCAGCAATATTTAAAACAGTTGCAACTGTTACTGTACCAGCAGCTGTTAATCTACCTTGTTGGTCAACTGTAAATGTTGGAATTGCTGTTTGAGAGCCGTATGAACCAGGAGTTACGGCAGTATCATCTAGATCAATTTCAATTTGATTACCAGAAGCTGATGTTGTTATACCAGTATCACCTGATATTGTTAATACTTCTGAATCTAAATCAATACTTAATGCGCCACCTGAATCAGCTTGAAAATCTAAGTCTTGAGCTGTTACTTGAGCATCAACATAAGCCTTAATTGACTGTTGAGTAGCAAGTGCAGTAGCACTGTTTGATGAGAACGAATCTTCATCTTTAATAGTATCAATTGCTACAGCTGAACCTAAAGCTCCAGTTGCTGCAATCTTAAATGTTGCAGTATTTAAAGCGCTTACATGTGAATTGCCGTCTACAATTAAAGCACTATTTGCTGTTGTTGTTCCGTGAACGTGGTCTAAAAGGTTGGTATAATATACACCACCTATTATTTCTACCGAGGAAGCGTGACCCGATCCATCTTCTGAACCTGTTCCTATATAGAGTCTATCACCATTATTTGCTTGTGTTCCAGTAACATACGAGTAAGCTAACTCACCAGTACGTATATTACTAGGCGCTGCAGTGGTAGACCCCGTAGTTAAAATCTTTATTCTTGTTAAATTAGCCATCTAGTACGTGCCTCCTGTAAACACGGTGTTAATATTACCCAATGTTCTTGTTAATTTATATTTAGAAGTGGTAGCATCAAATATTAACATAGCTCCATCTCCTAAATCAGTTTTATCTAAGTCAGTTAAATCATTAAAAGCAATGTTACCAATTTTTAGAGTTCTTGCTTGAATTCTACTTTGCTGAGTTATTTTAGCTTTTATAGCCATTATATTTGCGTTACTCCTGGTGTTACTTCTACTTGTCCTTCCACTATTCTTGTCCTTTTACCTGCTGAATCTAGCATTTCAAGGTCATAAACATATCTACCCGATGCCATTGTTGCTGTTGTAGTATCAGTTAAAGCTATAGTTACTTGTCCAGCATTAGGATCTGATACTGTTGTTACAAAATCTATTGAAGTTGTTGATGTATAAGACTTTCTTATTTGGCCAGCAACAGTAAATCCTGTAATATTTACAGCATCACCATCTTGGTCAGTAACATCAATGGTAGCTTCAAAATCTGTACCTTGGTCTATTACTAAGTTTGCAACAATTGCCATCTATATACCTTTATTTATATCTTTTAGTTCTTTAACTTCATTACGAAGTTCTTTTATTGCTTCAATGAGCAATGGTACTAATTTTTCGTATTGTACCGTTTTATAATCGTTATCGCCTTCAGTAACTTCTGAATTAATTGGCGCATCTTTTACAGCTTGTGGTAGAACAGCTTGAACTTCTTGAGCTGAAACACCAACTCTTTCTTCTTTTTGATATCCAAGTTCTATTGCTCTTTCGTTTGGTTCATATATAAACCCTGATAAGCTATCTACTTTATCTAATGCATTTTCTATTGGATTTAATCTTGTTTTTAATCTGTCATCTGAATAGAAAGCTGTAATATCATTAGTTGCTCTTATTTCACCAGTTGTTCCTGATGCATTTGTTCCTACACCAAAAGAACTAGCTCTTATTGATATGTTTGGTGCAGATGCTGACATAAATGAACCAGCTGAATATGTTGTATTAGTATCTGTTGCAGAAATTACTCCACCAGAACTTATTGACACATTACTACCAGCTGAAAACTTAGCTCTTACTTGTGCAGTAGTTAATTGAGTGTTAGTATCTGTATTAGTATCTGTAGAACTTATTGTAATAGTATTACCAGATTGTGTTACAGATGTTGCACCACTTCCGTTAAATGTAATATCACCTGAATTAAATGAAGGCGCACCGCTTTGACCTTTTACTCTTGTTACTGTATTTGTATTTGTATTAGTATCAACCCATGGGACATTAACAAACATTTTCCCACTTGATAATTCAACTGGATAGTTTTTACCATTCTCAC